TGGCGAAGACTCCGTGCTTCAGGCCGACATGCCCGACTACGTGAAGCTGGCCGCGCTTGACGTGGCACGCAAGGTCGCTGCCGTGCAGACCAGCTCGACCATCACGTTCATCGCCATGAGCGACGCGCACGACCTGCTGTCGAACAGCGACATCCGCACGGGCCTCATGCACGCGGGAATGGCCGCAAAGGCAATAAGCTACATGGTGCCGCTCGACTTCTTCTTCCACGGCGGGGACGCCACGATGGGGAGCGCGACCACGACGCTCGCCGACGGCAAGGCAGAGATAGCCGAGGTCAACCAGTGGATTGACGAGGCGGCGCGCGGGGTGCCCAACTTCCGCACGGTCGGCAACCACGACGCGCTGCGCTACAACACTAACATCACGCCACTCACCGACGCGGAGCTGTACCAGTTCTTCGGCAGGTACAACGCGGACGGAACGACGGTCATGGGCAGCACGACGGCGGGCTACTGCCACCGCGACATAGCGGCCAAGAAGGCGCGCATCATCTGCCTGAACACCGCCGAGGGCGGCAAGGAGAACGTGAGCGCCGCGCAGCAGCTGTGGTTCTGCCGCACGCTGGCTGGCGTGCCGAGCGGCTACGGCGTGGTAATCCTCTCGCACCACCCGCTCGACTGGGGCGCAATCAACCCGTGCGCCAACATCCTCTACCAGTTCCACGAGAAGGGCAGCTACACGGTCAGCGGCACGACGGTCAGCTTCGCGTCGGTCAACCCCGCCTACACCGTCTGCTTCCACGGCCACGTCCACGACTTCCTCGCGGACCGAGTGAACCGCGTGGCTAACAGTATGGGCATCCCGTTCGACATTAAGCGCATCGCAGTCCCGAACGTCTGCTTCAACCGCAACAACGAGTACTGGCAGAACGGCGCTCCCGAGTACTACGGCATCGAGTTCGGTCAGCCCACCACCTACAACAAGACGGCTGGCACCGCTAACGACACCGCATTCACGGTCAACGTCATAGACCCGACGAACGAGCTGGTCCACAGCTTCTGCTACGGCGCGGGCGTGGACCGGGCCGTGGGCATCGGCGCGACGGTCTACCACATGGTGAGCCTGAGCCTGACGCACGTGACCAGCAGCAACGCGGCCACGGCAGTCGAGGACGGCACGGCCTACGCGACCACGCTCACAGCAGACAGCGGCTACGACATGCAGACGGTCACCGTGACCATGGGCGGCACCGACGTGACCTCGACGGCCTACGACAGCTCCACTGGCGTCATGAGCATCGCGTCTGTGACGGGGGCCGTGACCATCACCGCGACGGCCATCGTCCACACGAGCTACACCAACCTCGTGCCCGACGCCGTGGACTCCGGCGGCAACGTGGTCGGCTACAAGGACGGCTACTACGTCTCGGGCAGCGGCAAGGTCGGAGACTTCTCGGCCAACGCGAGCTTCGTTGCGACGGGCGCAATGGCGCTGCCCTCCGGATGGCAGTATATCTACGTCAAGGGCGTGCCGATGCTAAGCGGGGACAGCCACGAGCGCTACTACTTCGGCGACGCGAGCAAGACCGTTTATAGCAGCAACGGCGGCTACCTCAACGCGACCAACTATGCGTCCTGGGGCATGACCATCGAGACGCTGGACACCAACTACTACCGCATCAGCAGCACGAACTCGAACACCGTTGCGGCTTCTTGGTTCTCCATGTCCTTCAAGACGTCGAGCGGCGCGAACCTCGTAATCACAGTTGACGAACCCATCGAGTAAAGGAGACACCATGGGCAAGAGAGACCGTCGTGGCCTACTGCCTCAAGCTCACCGCGAAGATGGGCAAAGAGCTACAATAGGCCTGATTGCCCCAGAAGCCCTCGGGTGATGGGTGGCCGCATCGGATGCGTCTGATGCGGCTTTCTGCTATAATCCCCCTGCTCAGAGCACAAAGGTACCCGCCCGCCGACACGAACCACTGGGGTCTTCCGCTTCGTGCGCACGGATCGGATAGGCGGGAAGGTCAAACGGCTTGGCTACTTTGCCAGAAAAAGTAGAGTTTGCGAGGGATGTCCCTCGCTGGCGCTGGGCATCGCCGAAGAAAGCGACGCCCTTTCCATGGGAGCGCCGAGGCCCCTTCCCCAGACGTGGGGGAGGGGCCCTTTTCTTTTTTTACAGCGACGCCGCCTCCTCAAGCATGGATGTGATGCGCACGTTTTGTGATGCAGATAAATTATTGTAATAAGCGCGTATCCCTATCGCGTCCCTAAAGTATGCAGAACCGACTCTTGTCTTGAATCAAAACCGAATAATGCGAGCTTACAGACACACGTGGCACAAGAGATTTTTAGCGCCTAGTCCTACAGCTACTACATGACCAAGAAGAAACCGCAGGTCAGACTAGCCGCATAAACAGACTGTGTCCCAAAATATCCCAAGCGATGATAGCATGCCCGTCGAAGGGCTTTTTTGTTGCGTCGACTGGGCTTGTCTAAGCACCCAGCCCCATGTAGTTCCTCCACGCATCAACAGTGACGTTCACAATCGCCGACTCGTCCGGCCTGTCGTAGTACAGGTCGGTCACGGTCGTACCCTTATGCCCAAGAAGCTCCTCGATGTAGTGCGGGGCAAGGCCGACCTCCCACCTCATGAAGGTCTGGTAGCTGTTCCTGAGATTGCTGAACGGGTGCCACATCCCGTCAGGGAGGCTACCCTTGAGACGCTTCCAGGATGTCCCAAGAGTGAGCTGCTTCGTCGGCTCGCCAAAGCCGTTGCCAGTAACCCATACCGAAGCCATCTCGGCGATCTCGCAGAGCCGCTCGGCAGGCTTTCCGACAATGACAATCGACCTCCTGCTCTGGGGGTTCTTCAAGCGGTCTGTCACACCGCCAGCGTTCTTCACCTGCCTTCTAATCCTTACGACGGCAACAGCGAGACCGTCAAGGTCGACCCTCTCGATGTCGTTGACCTGAACTCCAATCGACTCGCCGACTCGACAGCCGCCAAACGCCGCACATATGAAGGCGCCCTCGAACCACTCGCCCCTCACCTTTTCCCACACGGTTGTGAGCTGAGAGAGCGTCCACACGCCGTCATCCCTATGTGCGATTGTTGACTTTGATGGCATTACGTAGCGCTCTCGGAACGGGTTGTTGAGTATCTCGCCATACCTAACGGCGAAGTCAAGCATTGGCCTAAGCATGTTGAGCGACTGGTTCGCCTTGTTGTAACTGAGCGTGTCCACCCATTGCTGGACGTCAAGCGGTCGTATCCCGTCGCACGGGACGGAGCCCCATCGCTCGGCTATTGTCGACCTGTAGCGGCTCTTGTACTGGCTTGCCGTCTTCTCGGAAAGCTCGCCCTCGTCACAGCGCCTTTCGAGCATCGGCATGTACCAGTGCTCCCAAACATAGTCGACATCGACGCACTGAGCCTCCTCGCTATGTTCGAGCATGAGTTCCGCGCGCTTGCGCTCCGCATCCCTTCGCGTGCCACGAACGGTGCTGGTCATGCGACGGTAGGTGCCGTTCTCGTCCTTGCCCCAATAGCGGATGCGATACCTCTCGTTGCGGTCGATCTCGGTGATCGAGCCCCACTCATCCCTGAGACGCCTCCTTGCCATGTGATACCATCTCCCTTGTACGCCATGCGCGTATAGGCTTGCCACCCGCCCTTCGCCCAGTGGTGGTGTGGCCCCCTTCGAGCCCTCGCCGCAACGGGGGCTCGATGCTTTGCTAAGACTGGTCGCTCCTCTGGATTGCAAGGAAGTCGTTCGGGGTCATGTCGAGCGCCTCGATGATTGCGAGGGCCTTGTCCCACTCGACCGACTTGATCTTCCCGCTTTTCAGCCTTGAGATATAGGACTGGTAGATACCAGCCTTCTCGCATAGTTGCGCAGGCTTCATGCCCTTTTGGCGCATGGCAATCATTAGGGCTTCATAGAACGTCATGGCTAATCCAATCCGAGCGCCTACCCTTCCCAGATTTTACATCCAAAAAAATTTCTTGCCAATTGGGAATTTTCTATTGCAAACTTCCCAATTGGGAAGTAGAGTATTAGACAACGACTTCCCGATTGGGAAGTATTGAGGCCAAGGGGTGAGGTCATTGAACAAGTACATCAACGAGAAGCTGGGCGCATGGCTTCTTCAGAGCGGTAACACGAGGGAAAAGCTAGCCGAGGAACTCGGCATGACTCGTCCCACACTCAACGGTCGGCTTGATGGCAAGTCGAAGTGGATGTGGGACGAAGTCATTGAGGTGGCTCGTGTCACAGGCTGCACGCTGAACGAGCTTGCTGGCATGTCCTAGCGACTCACCCTCCCTCTCGTGACCCCGACTGGGGACGAGCACTCGATGCAAACGCTCCGGCGGAGCAGGAAACGAACGCGCGAGAAAAAAGAAGTGCGGGTCTGCATGGAGTCCAGTCGTGGTCACGAGGGGGAGGGGGCTTCCTTTGCGGTGGGCTCACTCGGCTTCTGCGCGGATTCCTACTCAACTCCGTCCGACGCAGTCGCAAGGTGCCTGTCTTCTTTCCCCTCCTTTCCTTGTCTAGCCGACATCTGATTCGAGTGGGTCCACCGCTGGGGAAGTCCAGCACCACAGACGCCGCGCCCGAGCGCTTACCACGCATCCGCGTGCCACGACGCAAGGACAGTTGCCAAGCGACGCATGTGGTCCCCGCCTCCATACGGGGAAGAAGGCCTGCGACACAGACGGCAGGTGCAAGGGCATGCTAGGGGGATTCGTCCCCGACGTGGCACCGAGAGACACGGAACCACAACAGGCACGTTGTCTGGAATGAATGCACTGACACCACACATGCGTGACGAGAGAGAAGGCGCTCGTGTGGTGAGAGAGAAAGATACGGGGCCTTCCAGCGCCAACTGGGAGGCCCCTCTTGGAACTGTCTCAACTGCGCAAAGGCCGAGACGGTTCCCCATTTTAACAGAGCACCAATACGCATAAGGAATGGGGTGAAACATGGATGGATACGCAGATGCCGGAGTCACTCACCATCAACGGCGTCCTGTATGTCAAGGCGAGCCAGACCGAGTCCCGATCCCCTCGCTTAGAGCGGTCCTATACAGCCGTGGAGCTAGAGTCCCTCACAGGCGTGAACAGGCAGAGCATCTACCGCGCCGTCAGGGACGGAAGGCTCAGCGCGACGTTCCCGAACGGGTCGGCTCGCGGCATGAGGATAACCGAGTCGGACTTCTCGGCATGGATGGGACGCCATACGGCTGCATCGTCCTGATACTGCTGCTCGCCGCCTTCGCGGTGGCTGGGATGCTCGACACGCAGGACACGAGGGCGTGGCGCGAGAGCTGGCGCGAGCAGACGGCCTTCATTGAGGAGGCCATGCCATGACGCGCAGCAAGCTGACCAGGAGGCAGGTCGATGCCATCCTGCGCCTGCGTGAGACCACCGACCTCACCGCCCAGCAGATAGGCGCGAGGTTCGGCGTCGGCAGGAAGGTCGTGTTAAGGGTCTGCAAGGAGAACGGCGTGTCGCGCGGCTGGAACCCATGGACCGAGGAGGAGGACGAGTTCCTCCGGCTCAACTACGAGAGGCACGGACCGACCGCGCTGATGAAGTTCTTCCCGCGCCACCCGAACGCGGGCTCCATATCCGCGAGGGCGAGGAAGCTGGGCCTGAGAGCGAGCGACCCCAACAGGTTCGGCGTCCACGCGGACAGGCTGAGGGTCGTGGAGGGAGGCGCGGAGTGAAGACGCGGCCCAAGGACATAGGCACCCGCCAGGAGTCCAGCATCAGGAACGTCATCAACGACTGGGCTGGCGAGGTCGTGTGCGAGCGCGTGGCGCTCCATGGCAACAGGGACATGGGCGACCTGCGCATCGTCGTGGACGACCTCGTGCTCACAGGCGAGTCCAAGCACTGCAAGAGCTACCCGAGCGAGGGCATGCTCGACAACTTCAAGCAGCAGACCGTGATCGAGAACGAGAACGCCGGGCAGGACGGCGGTCTGCTGTTCGTCAACAACACCGGCAAGTCAATCAACCGCATGGACGTGTGGATGCAGAAGTCCACGTTCCTGAAGCTCCACGGCCTAGACGCCGTGGTTGAGCGGTACGAGCTGGGCGACGAGGTGCGCGAAAGGCTTGAGCAGATGCTCAAGGACACCGAGCACGACTGGCTGCGGCTCACGCTGCTCGCGTTCATGCACCTGTGCTGGGGACAGCCAGCATGGGGGAAGGGGGAGTGAATGAGTCTTCCTAAGCCAAACGATCCGATTGAGCTCGTGGAAATCAATCATAGGCCGATTTACAGCCTGTCCGCCTGCGCAGACGACAACGTGTACGCATGCTCGTCTGGCGTCGAGATGACGCTTAGCGCCACCACAACGAAAGACATCGACGGCAGTTTCTTCGACGCCCTGTTCGCGTGGGCGAGACAGGCTGGCTTCTTTGGGCGCATCAACCGCCCCAAGCCATCCAAGGTCATCATCAACGACCCCGCGACGGTCGTCTTCTTCGATGACAACTCCAAGACGGTGACCAAGGCCAAGGACGGGGACGAGTACGACCCGATGTTCGGCATCATGGCCTGCGTCCTTCGCAAGGTCGGCAGGAACCGCGTCCGAATCGACTCGTGGGAGCCCGTCATCGGGTTCCTCGCGGACTACCTCGCGGACGCCAAGGAGTGCAGGGTCATCGCCGACATGCTCAACGCCACAGCAGACGCCCTTGAGCTGGATGGTGTCATGGATGACATCGAGGAGTACGACGCCCGCAACACGGAGCCCGAACAGGTTGGCACCGTGTCCGACCGAATCTCAGAGATGTCTCGCATAATCAGCGATGACATAGAGAAGCTCGACCAGAGGCTCAACGAGTTCGAGCGCACGCGGCAGACCATCCGCAACCTCGTGGACAGGGGCGAGCTGTGATGCGCTTGGACGGGTACGCCCTGCCCGACTGGACCGAGCCTGAGTGCTTCGACGCCTACAAGATGGAGTCCGACGATGACTGGCTGGACTTCCGAACCAAGGGCGTCGGCGGCTCCGACGTGGCGGCGATCATGGGCATCAGCGCCTACAGGTCACCCGTCGAGGTGTGGATGGAGAAGACGGGGCGCAAGCAGCCAGCGGACCTCTCCGACAAGGAGGCCGTGGAGTGGGGCAACCGCCTAGAGTCCATTATCCGCGACAAGTTCGCCGAGATGCACCCGGAGTTCATCGTCAGCGAGGGCAACGCCACGTTCGTCTCCAAGGAGAGGCCGTGGGCGCACGCCAACCTCGACGGGATGGTCAGGGACGCGAACGGCGACTGGGGCGTGCTTGAGATCAAGACGGTCGGCAAGAACCGCGAGGGCGACTGGGCTGACGGGGTCCCCGACTACTACATGACGCAGGTCACGCACTACCTCTCGGTCACTGGATGGTCGTTCGCCTACGTCGCGGCCCTCATAGGGGGCCAGCACTACGTCGAGCACCGCGTCGATAGGGACGAGGATGACGTCCGACTCGTCAACGGGGCGGTTGACTCGTTCTGGAAGGAGTGCGTCGAGAAGGACGCCCTGCCGCAGATCGTTGGCACCCCTGCGGAGGCTGGCGCCCTGCTCGACATGTTCGGCATCGGCTCCACCGAGTACGCGACGCCGGAGAACATGGCGCACTTCGACACGCTGGTCCACGACTACCAGGAGGCCAAAGCCTGCGAGAGGAAGTACGCGGAGCAGGCCAAGCGCCTCGCCAACGACCTCAGAGCCATCGTCGGCAGCGGCAAGGGGGCGCAGTCCGACGTCTACAGGGTCACGTGGGTGAAGTCCTCCGCGTCGCAGTTCGACAGGAAGAGGTTCGCCGAGGAGCGCCCCGACCTTCTGGCCGAGTACACGACCACGCAGCTTAGGGACGGCGGTCTGAGGGTGTCGGAGGTGCGCTGATGGCACTGACGCAGAAGGACATATCGCTCACGTCGGAGGTGATGGCCTACTTCACCGACAGGCAGGCGTGCCTCGCGCCGAGCCAGATCGACTGCGTGATGGGGCTTGAGCGCGGCAAGGCGCACGACATCATCGTCCGCAAGTGGGCAATCGACAAGGCCGACGCCAAGGAAAGGCTATCGACATACCATGAGTAACTTCAAGCAGGCGCCAACGGGCATCGTGCTCGCACCGGCGCAGAACCAGGTCATCCAGTTCACCGACGAGGCTGGCGACGCGATACAGATTAGCCAGCAGGACGTGTACCAGTACATCTGCGACAAGGCCACCCCGCAGGAGGTGGTCTTCTTCATGGAGCTTTGCCGCTCGCAGCGGCTCAACCCCTTCAAGCGCGAGGCGTTCCTCGTTAAGTACGGCAGCGGTCCCGCGTCGATGATTACCGCAGAGGTGGTCTTCGAGCGCCGCGCGAACGCCCATCCATCCTACAAGGGCATGGAGCACGGCATCGTGTACCTCGACCGCAACGGCGAGGTGCGGAAGCGCGAGGGAACAGCGACCTACAAGGCGGCTGGCGAGGTGCTCATCGGCGGCTGGGCGCGCGTCCACCGCAGCGACCGCACCGACTCCTATGCCGAGGTGTCGCTGGACGAGTACAACAAGAACCAGAGCGTGTGGAAGACGATGCCAGGCACGATGATTGACAAGTGCGCCCGCGCGGTTGCCCTGCGGCTCGCGTTCCCGTCAGACTTCCAAGGCATGTACATCAGCGAGGAGATGGGGGCGGCGCCCGACGTCACCGAGGTTCACGCCGAGGTCGTGTCCGACACCCATGCGGATGCCTCTGAGAGCCAACAGGAGCCGATTTCAGACCCCGTTCTGCCCTCCAAGGAGTCTCAGGACGAGTTCAACGGAATCGTGGCGGAATTGGCCTCTCTGCGCGACAAGGACAGCGGCGAGGTGGCTCTGGCGGTGCTCAAGTCCAAGGCCCTCGCCGACGCTGGCTACCAGATGGGCACGGACATCACCGCCGCCCAGATGGACGTCGCCATCGGCCTCGCCAAGTCTTGGCTCGCCAAGGCGCAAGAGCCCGCCTACGAGGAGTAGGGGATGGGCGAGTACGAGGTCAGCAGCGACAACTACATCACCATCAAGGCGTTCATGGTCAACGAGCTTCACCTCAGTGGAAACGAGCTGATCGTCTATGCGGTCATATATGGCTTCTCGCAGGACGGTAGCTCGTGGTTCACGGGGTCAAGGAAGTACCTCGCGGCATGGTGTCAGACGAGCGAGAAGTCAGTGACGCACAACTTGAAGAAGCTGCTCGATGCTGGACTCATAGAGAAGCGCACCCACTACGAGCGCGGCTGCACCATCAACGACTATCGCGCAATCAGGTCTGCTCGACGCAGGGGGGAAGAAACTTCCCTGGGGGGGAAGAAAGTTCCCTCGACGGGGGAAGAAAGTTCCCCCGTGAGGGGGGAAGAAAGTTCCCCCCATACTATAGAGGTAGATAATCTAGTAGATACTATAGATATAGTGCCGCAAAAGAACTCGAACAGCGAGAGCATCGCGGCAATCATCGACTACCTCAACGAGCGTGTGGGTACTCACTACACGTACCACAACAAGTCCATCAACGGCCTAATCAACGCGCGCCTGTCCGAGGGCTTCACCATTGATGACTTCAAGACCGTTGTAGATAACAAGGTTGCCGAGTGGACTGGGACGGAATGGGCGAAGTTTCTCAGGCCCAAGACCCTCTTTGCTCCATCGCACTTCGAGGAGTACCTGAACCAGTCTCCGCAGCCCACGAACATCCTAGACTCGGTCAACTGGTCGGCCTACGAGCTGGAACAGATTGACCCGTCAACCATTCACTAAAGGAAAAGCGGCTTGGGTCACCGAACCCGAGCCGCTTCCTCAGCAGAGGAATTGTACCACGAAAGGAGGTACCCGTATGCCCGACAATGGCATACAGGCATTCAAGCCCAC